CGTGGGAAGAAAGTAATTATAACAAACAAACAGAAGTCTACAGAAATCATTGTAGACTAACAGTTGCTCCAACAGGGACAATCTCAATGATAGCTGATACATCTAGTGGTATTGAACCCACATTTGCATTGGCTTGGAAAAAACAAAATATATTAGAAGGAAAAACTTTAAATTACGTAAACAAGTATTTTGAAGAAGACGCTAGGAAGCACGGTTTTTATTCAGAAGATTTAATGGACTACTTAGCGGATGGCGGAACACTAGCCACTGTACCGGAAGTTCCAGATTGGGCTAAGGCAGTATATGCCACAGCACCGGAAATATCTCCAAAAGACCATGTTCTTATGCAAGCATCTTTTCAAAAAGCTTGTGATTCAGGTATCTCTAAAACAATTAATTTCCCAAACTCAGCTACTCGAGAAGACGTAGAAGACGCTTATATGTTAGCATGGAAAGAGGCATGTAAGGGAATTACCGTCTATAGAGCAGGGAGCCGGGAGAAAGAAGTCCTTGTAAAAGGTAACGCAGACAAATCAGAGCAACCAACATTGACTGGTTTTGAAATAGAGGAAGAAGCTATAAATAAAACAACTGGTATAAAATGTTGTACTACACCTAATGTAGTTTTTGATTCTGGCTGCGAGACTTGTAAGTCTTGCGGATGGAGTGCCTGTTTAATTTCATAGGGGGTTAAATTGGATAACGAAGAACGAAAAAAATTTGATAATACATACTATAATCATCAGGAAGAGATGAAGGGTATCGCAGATATTTTAGATAGTCAAGAAGACTTGAAATCTAAGATATTACTTTTAACAGAAAAAATTGACAAATTGACTATTTTGTACACAGATTTAGCAGAAAAATATGTACACGAAAACAATCAACTTCGTCAAGAATTGACTGGTAGAAGATAAATTAGAAAAATCTAGTATAATATAAATAGAAAAGATTTAAGGAGAGAAAAATGGTATTAGGAAACATGATGAGCGAGAGCGGGCAACAGTATGTAGCCAGCAAAGATGATAAGCATACATGGAGAGTATTAGATACTTGGCATGCTGATTTAAAAATGATGAATGCTGATGATGATATTCCTGACGATAGCCCAGCAGTAGTAACTTTATCTGAGGGGCAATTTATAGCTCTGATAAAGGAAGCCGGTAGTTTAGGTGTTTTGGAAAATGCATCCTTTGGAACCGGAGAAGCGGAACTTGAGTCTACTATTTTAGACCGGGACCAAGAAATTCAAAAATTAAATGAAGAAATACTAAAGTTGAAAGAAGAAAAATCTGATGTTATACGAGATGTTGACCATTCAGAAGATTATCAGCTAAAAGAGAAAGCGATGGACAATATATTAAAGTTAGTATCTATGCAAGATATGACTAAACTAAGCAGGGATTAATAATGAAATTATCTGAATATCTACCACAAGTTCCTCAGATGCAGCAACAAATGGCTGATTTGAACAAACAAATTAGTTTATTAGATGTTATGAAATCTACCGGGGATACTGGTAGTGCTCCTACTGTTGGACTGGACCAAATTGTAAATACATGGGTACGTCATCAAATGGCGTATCGTCAACAGTTAGTTCAAGATTTACAAACGGTTGTTATGTCTGTAGAAGAAATTCGTGGACCTTTATCCCATATTACAGGAGAAGTATTTAGGCGGGGTATAGAAATAATACCTAATAAAGAAAATTCTGATAAAGAGCAAATTACTAAATTAAAAACTTGGTTATCCGACTGTAATGTTTTTGACCAGAGTTTAGAAGAGGTACTAAGACAGTTCCACATGGATTTAAATTCTTTAGACGATGCATTTTTGTACTTAGCTAAAGAATATAAAGATGAAGGAAATGGTAATGTTTCTTCTCGATTACAGGAAATTAGAAGATTAAATCCAGCTCTTGTAGAGTTTGATTTAGACCAAGCCGGGCTACCTAAAAATGCCCATTTTATATGTACTATTCATAGACAGCTCACACAAGAAACTCCGGGGACTTGTGAAGATGAGAATTGTAATGTGAAGTTGGTTCCTGCGATGTATAAATACTACCACAGAAATCAACATATGTATTTTACAGATACTGAAATTATTCATTTATCTAAATTTTCCCCATCTGAAACATACGGATGGTCTCCAATACTTACAATATTTGAAAAGGCGTTGACCTTAATTGGTATGGATAAAAATTTATACCGATTCTTTTATGAAAGAAAAATGCCTGCTTCAATGATTATGGTCACTACAGATGACCCAGAGAGTCTAAGAAGAGAAAGAGAACATATTGCAGCTCAAACTCGATTAGACCCCAATTATGTTCCGATGGTAGCAGTCTCAGCACGAAACCAAAGAGGTAGGGTGGATATGGTGAGGCTGTTCCATACGTTACAAGAAATGGATTATTTGCCAGTACGTGAGGAAATTAGAGAACGTGTGGCAGCTATGTGGGGTGTTACTCCAGCATGGCAAGGAGCTCCAGATGCTTTTGGTGGTATGTCGTCACAAACACAACAACTAGTGGTGATGAGCCGAGTTGTAGAAAGTGACCAAAGACTAATACATGAAAAGGTATTCCCAAGAATCCTAAAGGCATTTGGTATAACTGATTATGACATACAGTTACCTCAACCAGAAGAAAAAGCAGAGAATACACGAATTTCTTTTGCCCAACAGAAAATAGCTATTGCTAACCAATTTTCTCAATTGGGCTTTGATGTGAAACTAAAAGAACAAGATGTTCCATTTTGGGAAGCGGACTTTGTTGTTAGTGGTGAGCCTGTACCTACAGCACAAATGCAAGCAGAACAAACTGCATTAGGTATTCAGCAAACTAGAAAAGCCATGGAGCAAGAAGAACAACAAATGCAAATGGCTCAAGAACAAGCTGCAACGGCTCAAGAAGAAGGACCTGTTGACCCTGAAGAAGGGGCAGAGCCTATTCAAGCAATGCAAAAAGCTTATAAGCCTCCTTCACAGAGGAAGTTTAAAGGACGAACTGGAGGAGTAACCCCGGATTGGTCTGATAAGCACCCCGATGATGAGCGAGACATTGATGCTTATACAGAAGCTAGAGAAAAAAATCAATTGACTTTATCTAAAACATGGATTGAATCTTTAAACGAAAAGGGATTTGCTTCACCTTTAATAAAAGAGGTGGCTTCAGACATGACACAAATGTGGTTTTCTGAAAATAATGTAGACTACATCGCACAATTGTCTGGGAATGGTATAACTACAATTGAAAAAGCCGTGTTTGGAGACCCTACTAGATTTAGTAGAGTGAAACAAACTGGCAATAGGAAACCTACAGAACCAACAAAAATTAATTTAGACGATGAATAAAAAGAATAAACAAATTAAGAAAGAAAATGGTGGGGGTGGTGGAGCCGCTACTTCAGGTTCTTTTGGAGGTGGTGCAGGCACTGTCTTTACTTCAACTAACTCTGGTATATACTCTCCAACTCATGGTGGGGGTAGTCAGAAGAAACGAAAAACACGAAAGAAAAAAAGCGGGATAGATAAACTTGCCGATTTTATAACTGACAATTCTCCAGAGCGTAAAATGATAAAAAACCTGACATCTTTTGTTGTTAAGGCTCTTGAAAAAGATGAGAAAAAATTTCAAGAAGGCAAAAAATTTAGACAGCAAACTAGTTCTACTGCAATGAATGATAACGTTGCTCGTGTTGATTATATGAAAACTTGGATGGGTGGATATCAAGCAGATGCTTTGGAAAGAGGCGGTGCCAAAGACCAAGGTAATTATGTTAGCGATGAGATAGAAGAGGAAACAGAAGAAAGGGAGTTCAAATAAGTGTTGAATTTCCCTAAGTTATATGATAGTCTATGTTCTAAATGTAGAGGTCATATGTATAAAAACGAAGATAAGGACTTACAATGTTTTACTTGTGGTAAGATATTAGTAGTCACAGTACGGAGGCATTATGATTCCACAAATAGCTCACTCAGAGATAAAAAGAAGGAGAGCACTAGGTTGGACATGGACCAACTTAGCAAAATGGATAGAAGAAGAGTACGGAACGAAAGTTCATCGAACAACCATTCAAAGGTGGTACGACAAACAGGTTTGGGCGGACAATCAAGAGGACTTACCGCAGGAAGATAATTTATCTGACCGAATAAAACTCGATAAAAAAGTCGCAACACATAAAAGTGAAGCTAATTTTTATAAAAAACTTTATCAACAATCCTTAAAAGAGAATACTAAACAAGACCTTATTGTTGAAACTATTCAAGAATTTACTAAAGCTTTCCCAGCTGTCCCATTAAAACACCTAGATAAAACTGAAAAGACTCCTTTTGGACATCAAAAACAAATTATGGTGACTCCTTTATCTGATACTCACGTAGGGGAACAGGTGTATAAAGAACAGATGAGAAACTTGAATGAGTACAATTTCGAGATATTTAATAGACGTATGTATGGTTGGGCTAATCAAATAATAAAACATGCATCTTATAGAAGACAAATAGCTCCGGTAGACGAACTAATTATTCCTATGTTAGGAGATATGATTAGTGGAGACATACACGAAGAGTTGGCTAGGTCTAATATGGCTAACTGTATGGAGCAAATGATTAGAGGAGCTAGTATTATAGGACAAGCCTTGATGTACTTAGCCCCACATTTTACAAAAATCAAAGTCCCATGTGTAGTTGGTAATCATGGTAGGATGACTAGAAAGCCTCCTATGAAAGACAAGTACATGGATTGGGATTATATGCTATATCAATGGATTGCTTCTTTCTGTAAGAATCAAAAAAACATAGAGTTCCATATTCCTAGAAGCTTTATGACCACATTTAAGATACACGATAAAGTTGTTCTTATAATGCATGGGGATTCTATATCAGGTGCTGGTAGTAGCGGGGCTATCACAGGTGCTATTACTAAACTACGAAGTGTATTTCAATACAGAAAAGCGTTGCAAAGAGAAATAGAAGACTCAATGGATGATGATGCAGAGATAGAGTTTGATAGTGTAATGATTGGACACTTTCATAGAATAGATGAAATAGATATAGGAACAGGTGAATTGCATATCTGTGGTACAATGAAGGGACCTGATGAGTTTGCTTTACAGCGACTTCATGCCGCTACTAAACCTAAACAATTGGTTACATATTGGCATCCAAGATATGGATATATTGGAAAAGATGTTATTTATTTGAATCGTTACGACAGTAGTAAACGAAAGTTTATAGATAAGATTCCAGAGAAGTGGGTAGATTTTGTAGAATCATAAGTATAATAACTTATGGCAAAGGCAGATAAAGACATTACCCGGATACTAACCTCTATGTTACATAAGATAGGGGATGATGTTTTTAAGTTGGCTAAAGAAGATGCGACTAAAATTACCGGCAGTGAATCACAAGCTGAAAATCAAGTAGGGTTAGTTAAAGATAAAGGCGGTTTTCGTCTGGAACTTTCTGGTGGGGTGGTTAGTTTAATGACCCCTGAAGAAAATAACAAACCTAAAATTTTACAGTCATCTACTTTTCAATCTAAAAGGCATTATCGGAAGGCAACTACAGTTGTACCTAAAAGTCCTCGATATAAAACAAGTTCTTATTCGAGAGCTGGTGGATATGTTAAAGCACATCCTAAAACTTGGAAGCCGGGTTACATGCCTAAATATGATGAGAGTACTAAGAAATGGACAACGACTAGTATAGACACAAACTTTGGGTATCGTATGTCTGCCGTAAAAAGTAAAAATGATTGGGTTGCCACCAATATTGATAAAGTTTTTGAACAGTTATCAGATGAAGATATGATTCTGATGGCTATACATGGAGTTATTCCAGAATATGAATAAGGAGGAAAAAGCATGGGAGCAAGCAAAGAACAAGAATATATAATAGCTAAACATTCTAAAATGGTTGGGAAAGTATTAGATTTAGTTGAAGCATCACTGCCAGAAGGTAATCAATGTGAGAAATTAAAGAAGTTAATTCAGATGCCTTTATATGATTTTCGTAATGATATGTTACATTTTGAAGCCGAAGGTGTTCCGGAAACAGACTAATTTCGTATTTCTATAATATAATTTTATCAAAACTCGTAGGATTTTTCAGTTTGCTGAGTATAATGTAATAACGTTTAAATATAACGTCATATTTAGCTATAAAAAAAGGTCGGAGGTGGCTTAGACCAACCTTTTATGGTAGCGGTAACAAACAAAATCATAGGAGGTTTAACACTATGGCAGATATAGATGAAAGGCTTGAGAAGCAGATGGAAGGTACTAATCTTGCTCTAGCCGCTGTAGCCGAAGTCCTACAAAAAATGGACGGAAGATTGGCTAAAGAAGCGGAAGAAGAGGAAGAAGAAGTAGAAAAAGCTGCAATCGAAAAGGCTCAATCTGATTTGGTGAAATCTGTGGCTGGAGAAGTTGTTTCTATGTTAAAAGCTGGTGAGGGTGACAGTTATGCTGGAGCTGACATTAGTGGAGACGATAGAAAGGCAAGTCCTACAGGCAGTACACCACAAAACGCTGACGATTCAGAAAGCGATGCTGGAATTGACTCTAAGATAGAGGACCAGCAAAACACAATTCAAGCAGCCGACATGAGCGATGACGAAGATGAAGTTTCAAAAGCTTATGAAAAAGGTTATGCAGCTGCAATGAAAAAAGCAAACGAAGAAGATGAGGATGGTATGGAAAAGGGCATAGACGAAGATGCCGATGATGAGGCTAAAGATACGCCTACAGAGAAAGGTATGGACGAAGATGATGATATGGAGAAGATGCACAAGCAGTTAGAGACTTTGAAGAAGCAACTTGCTGACACAGAAGCTAACATGCAAAAATCAATCCAAACAGAATCTGAAGGCAGACTAAGAAAAATGGGATTCAGAGAGGAAACTGGATTACAAGCTCCAAAAATGACTAACGGTCTTGGAGTGGATGGTTCAACACCTATTCAAAAATCAGAAGCTGTGGACACACCAGAGCAACTAGCACAACTTTCTTACTCAGAACTCAGAAGAATGCAACACAATATAGAAACTGGAAACACTGATGGTGTTCCTAGAGAACTATTAGGATAAACAATTATAAACTATAGGAGATTATAAACATGGCTAACCCAAGTTTAAGTGAATATCTGTCGCAGTCTCAAAGAGGATTGTACCAATCTGTATTCGGTCCAGAATACCTACAGAAACAATCTTATTTTACAGTAGACTCTGCTACAGGAATATTCAACACAACATACGGAAGAAAAGTTTGGCAAGCATTAAACAACCAAACTAGATTCTTCAACGCTATCCCAAGAGTAGTTTGGGGTAATACAGCTGGTTGGAGGGTAAGAACTGATAGAGGTTCTAGCCGTTCAAGACCAGTAACTGAAACTGGAAGTTTGCCAACAGTAGACGTTTCCAACATAGAAACAATTTCTAGTTTACCTAGAATAGTTTCAACCACATTTGGTGCTTCTGTGAAATCAGTTTTCACAGCACAACTAGAAGGTGGTGTTGGTGATGTTCTTGCTTTGGAAAACGAAAATGCTCAGTTAGACCACATCAAAGAAATGAACGAAGAGCTTCTAGCTGGTTCAGCATACTTGACATCAGCTGGTTCATCAACATCCTTTACAGTTCCAGCAGCAATTGCTAAGAACTTTAAAATTGGTGACGCAGTAGGACAATATGATGTTTCAGCTACAGGACATGACAGAACTTCAGGTTCTGCTATTTCTGCAGTAAATACATCTACTGGGGCTGTTACAGTTGCTTCAGGTACTACATTCGCTGACGGTGACGTAGCTTACATTTACTCAAGAGCAGGTTTAACATCTATCGATGATATTATTTCAGAAGATGGTGCTGCAGTTGGTGGTGGTGAAGCTAGAACAAGAGCTTATGACCTAACTCTAGCTGGAAGAACAGCAGGTGCTTGGAACGCAGGTGCTTCTGTTTCTTACAACTCAGGAACAGGAAGAGCTCTAAGTCTAAACTTACTAGACACAGCAATCCAAAAAATAAGAGAGAATGGTGGAGAACCAAAACTAATCCTTTTGGGACACGACCAATACTTCAACTTAGAAAGATTGCTAAACAGTAACCAAAGATACTTAGGACAGGAAGAGTACCAAGTTGGTGTAGGTTCTGAAAGAACTTTCCCGGGTACAAGAACTGGACTAGTCTTGGCTACTTACCAAGGTATCCCAATTATCCCAGACGCTGACACACCTAAGTCTGTATCAACAGCTGATGCAGCTCTTGGTTCAAACGTTTACGTTTTGGATACTGATTACCTAGAAATCGCTGTTGCTCAACCTACACAGTATGTAGAGAACAGAGATTACTTCGCAGCAAATGCTCTAGTTGTTAGAGGATTACTCTACACAATGGCTGAGATGCGATGTAACAACATTTTTGTACAATCAAAAATAGCTGACCTAAACTCATAAAGTTTAGTGATGATACTTGTGGGGGGACTTCGGTCCCCCTACTGATTATAAAAACTAGTATATTTTGCGGGGACTGATTAGTGGTCAACAAGAACACACAGGTGAATTTAGCAGTTTATATGGAACGATTAGATTCTTATATATCAAGTCAGAACGCCCTCAATGAAAACCTTTCAAAAAATTTAGAAAAGGTAGAAACTAAAGTCGATGATATCTCTCAATGGCGTAGCAAAATGTACGGAATGAAAAGTATTCTATTAGCTATCGGATTACTTGTGGTACATACTTCCGCTGTTTTAGGTAGCTTTATTGCTATCATTAATGTAAATAAATAGGAGAACATATAAATGGCTAACGAAAGACATACGGATTACAGAGAATGGGACATAGATAGTTCCACAAGACAATCTGTTCATCCGGTTAATAGATATGTAGCAATCTCAAATGCTGCAAGCACAACTGCAGAGGATGTATATAGTCTAGTAGCAAATGGTGGTGAGAAAGCAACTAACTGGGTTACAAACCCGAGTGTTGAATCATCTACTATATCAATGTATACAGCAACTGGTTCTGCAATTTCTCAGAGCTCGGCCCAAGCGTCTGATGCATCTAACTCACTACTAGTAAACCCTGATAACTCAGCATTGGGTGAGGGATTTTATTGGGAATCGCCAAAGATTGCAAGAAGTATAAACCCTCAACATATTACCGTTCAATGTGAACATAGAGGTGCTTCTGCTTCAGGGACAGTAGAGATTAATATTACAGATTCATCAGGTACAGAATTAGCTTCTTCTGGGAGTTCTAGTTTAGCTACTAGTTGGACTGCTATAAATACTCAATATACTATTCCAGCAAACACCGATGCAGCTTCATATAGATTATATGTAGTTACACAAGCTCAACACAATATAGACTGGTACACAGATAAAATTATGTTTGAGGTTAGAGAGGACACCACAGCAGTTTCTACTTACCTAGATGGTAAC